GGTTTGTGTGCAAGATGGTTCCTGTTGCATTAATTATTCCGTGCAGATGATTCACTTCGTCAGCTTCGAGTCTATCCTTAATCTCATCAGCGATATACGAGATGCTTAGTTTCTTCACGTCATAATGCTCTAGTTCATCATCGCTTAGAGCAAGAATTTCGGCACGCACCTCATCTATAACCTTCCTGGCCATAGATGTTACAACATCTCTTCCGCTTTTCTCGAAGGCATTAGAAAAGAGGTGCTCTTTAAGCACCTCATCTATCTTCGGAATCTGTCGTAAAACTTCATTTCTTTTCATATTATTACTCCCATGCAAACTTAAATGGCGGGAGTGCGTGGGAATCGAACTACAGCCCTCGCCATTATTTGCGGTTATTTATGATATAAAACGTTGGAATTTCAATATCCCTAAAATCTGATAAAGTGCGGTAAGTTGCAAAGATATTTCAAAAAGTCACGAAATAGTCACGAATTTACTCATGATTTTACAATGCAACTATACCGTATATATCCTATTATATCAGAGAAAAAATATTTTTAAAATAATTTGTAAAAGGTGTTGACGTGGTGTTACTATGGTGTTATACTTTAGACATCCCAAAGAAAGGAGCGAAAATATGGATAAAAGAACAGCACATATACACTTAAAAACTACCCCAGATATAAAAGATGCAGCTGCAAAACTCGCAGAAAAAGACGGTAGAACATTAAGTAACTACATTGAATCGCTACTAATTGAGCGAATTCAAAAAGACAAAAAATAAAAAAATCGAGCCGTTGGAGCGACTCGAAACACCCTAGAAATTACCACCCCTGATAATTAAAAGGAGCTAAAACTATGTTAAACGAAATCACAAAGAAAATCAACTGCAAAGAATATTTGAACTCACTAGATTGCTGGTACGGAGTTAGACCAAACGGAGATAACTACTACACAGTATATTGGTTCATAAAAGACAGCGACGGAATATCATCCATCCCTTATACAGGAGATTACGCAAAGGGAGTAAGGATAGGAGGATTTGAAACAAAAGAAAACGCGATCAGCAAGATAAAGGCATCAGCAACACAAGGCAGAGCGATTGTGTTATACGAGCGAGACAGCCAGGATATAGAAAACGAATTGTATTTTTCTTTTTCACCAAAAGAGATAATAAAAGCAGCATAAAAAAAGAGCGAGCCCATAACGGACTCGCTTTTCTCGTATGGGCGACCGCCTCGCCCGCTCAATTACATAACACTAATTGCACCGTCCTTGTCAGCCTCTACAGTCACCTTATCATCAGTAACCAGGGCACCGTCCTTGATGATATACACCGCATCACCTTTGACGATGCCCTTATCAACTCTCGAGCCATCATCCTTGAAGTACTGCCAATCGTCACCGACCTTGACCCAGCCCGTGTGCATTACTCCGTCTGCGTCGAAGTAGTACGACTTGCCATCAACCTCATGTATCCCGCTAGTGTATAGGCTCCCGTCTGATGCAAGACAGAACCAACGACCATTAAGGCTTACCCATCCAGTTTGCATCTTGCAAGAAGAATTGAAGTAATACCACTTGCCACTAATCTGCCTCCAACCTGTAACAGCATAGCCATCTGCGTCGAAGTAATACCACTCTCCGTCTAGTTTCTGCCACTCTGACTTATAGTAGCTACCGTCCTTCTTTTTGAACCAATAGCCTCTGCCATCTTGTATCCAACCGTATGACTGGAACTTCGGAACGACAAAGCCTCTGATAAATCTACCATTTACAGCGATTCGCCTATAGCCAGTAGAGTGGTTATTGTGAATATTAAACTCAAATACGTTTATATATCCACCGCCTGCGGAAACAACGATACCAACGTGGCTTGCGCCACTTGTGTTGTCACCTATTCCGCTATCGTTCCACGCATAGACTATCCAGTCACCCGCTGTTGGCACGTACGCGTCGTTTTCTACCCAAATACCCATCTTTTGCGCCTTGGCTACGATTGTGCCTACATTTGCAGAGCATGGATAAGCATCTCCTACCCCGCATAAATAAGCTATAGCAGAGGCACACGCAGCGCAAAAGTTAGCCGTATATGTCATAGCCCAACCATCTGGGCGATGCTTGTTAAATTCGTCAATAAGAGTTTTATGGGAGCCCCCTTGAAAAGGCATCCCATTGTATCTAATCGCAGTGTTGACGATTGCTTCTCTAACGCCCATCTTCTATCACCTCCGCATCTTTCAGCCCCTCGGTGATATCTTCATAGTTAATCGCCTTATCGTTCGCTACAGGTCGAATTTCAGCCTTCTGCGAGTCGTCTTTAGGATGTGTATAGGACATTGCTGTATCAGAGTCGCCACCGCCCTTAGTTGTAGGGTCGATAACCACACCGAGCAGAACTAGGATGCCCACTAGCATAGTTGCTAGCTCTACGAGTTGCTCCTGGGCGATATGTGGCGTTATGCCTGCAACGTTCAGCGCCCTATATACAAGAGTTAGCACCGCAGCAATAAATGTTAACAGCCATGTCTTATTCCTAAATCTAACCTTCCAATTAATTTTCATCGTTCTTACCTCCCTTGTTATGTTCTAGGTGCGTTATCCTCTTCTCATGATCGTTTAAACGATCATCATGTTGGTTATGTTTGTCCCACATTCTGCTATGTGACGCCCTATCGTGTGCCTCTTGCTCTTTTACAGCACACTCAACGGCAGTTACGTCTGTCGCCAAGTTCTCAATCCTTACGTTAAGCGCCTTTATAGACGAGTTGAGCTCATTCACGGGCTTACCAACATAGTTATTAAGCGCGGATATTAGTCCAATTAGAGCGGTTAGCCCTATGACCAAGCTCCCTATAAATTCTGGTTTCATAGCTTTTTCCTTTCATCAAAAAGCACCGCCTTTCGACGGTGCCAGAATTAATTACCTAGTGGAATTACTTCCACCTTCCTGTAGCCCTGTAGAGTATCCTTGCATCCACCCTTGAGAGCCTGCTCATCGATATGTAGTAGATACCTCCGATATAGTCCTTAGTTGACATCTTACGAGTCGTCCATAACTCGCCATCTGGCGCCTCAATTTCTACACTAGTTAGTGGTGTATCTATAAATAATCCAGGCGGTAATGCTGTGCTTGTTCCTCCTGAGTAATATACGGGGCCCCACGCATTTGCAGCTGACACTGTTCCGCGCCACTCCGCCTCTGCAATAGCTGTACCATCCGCATACTTGCGCACATGCCATACAACACCGCCAGCAGTTACTTGCGAGTCCTCATATAGCCCCTCTATAGAGTCGGCACGCACTGCCCTAGCTATAACGGTGCCCTTATTGTCGAACTCTATTATAGGCTCAATAATGCCATCTAGCCTGTCAGAAAACGATATGCTAGCGATTACACCGTCTGCTCTCGAGCCATCACTCTCTACAATGAGGGACGTTATTCCCGATTTACTTATAGATGTAAGGTCTGCGGCCGCGGATTTGAACCTAGATGTGTTAGTGTCATAGTTGTATGATCCTGCTGTAGCGGTAAATGCTGCGTGTAGACCTTGATTAGTTATGTCATTAGCGAACACATTTACTGCGCCCGTTCCTCCACAGTCAATAGATGCGCCCTTAATGTTATAGTCGCCGTCCTTCGCATCCTTAATACTCTTAATATCAATGAGCTTTTTGTCTTGCTCATAAAAGCTAATTCTATCCTCCGCAAATTCAGCGCTCTTCTTTCCATCTTTGCGAATTTGCAAAGAGTTGTCAGTTAGCACCGTTGATGCGCCCTCGTTAGACTTCGCATTCTTCGATACAACTAGCCCCGTCCCTGCCTCGAACTTCATGTAGTCCGTTGCGGTTTTTGCCGCCTCGATTGCAGCATTTTGAGCCTGTTCAGCCTTCCTTTTAGCCTCTTCAACTTTTGACGATGCATTGGCTGCACTCTGTTCTGCTGTGGCGGCTTTACTTACTGCATCTACCGCTTTATCAGTGATTGATTTAATAGATGTAAGATTTATGCTATCGCTAGCTAAGATACCCATGTTACACCTCCAATTGAGCGGACACTCTCGCCGCCTCTACGTTCTGAACCCTGTAGGATGTACCCTCATGCGCCTTAGTTCCGTTCTTATACCATACGACTCTGCCTACATTCGAGATCTCGCTAGCAGTTAATTCTCGCCCATCCTTGTACACATGAGCTGTAAGAGTCGTATCAACTAGAGTGTCCGTGAAGACTACACCTCTAGAACTCTCAACGGTCAGACTTAATGTACTTGCTGTTGATCCAGGCGAGGTGTTAATGTTCGCTAGTTTGTCAGCAAGTGACCTCACCTGGTCATCGATACCGCTGCCCTCTTCAACGAAGTCGCCTAGTTTAGCCTCAATCTTCTTGCCTGATACAGAGGTCTTGAGCTCAAGTAGTCTACTTGATATGTAAAGCTCTCCTCTATCACTCACGATGTACACTATATCGCCTATAGACAGGTTATCGGGCATGGTCACGATATCGACCTCATAAGTCTTTGTCGGACTAGACAACCTCTTGAGCTCTGTCACCGCATGGGCGCATAACTCTGATTGCGAGGTCGTTTCAAAGCTGTACGTACGCTCGATATGCTTGCCATTGCTCCATGCACTGCCCCACTTAGCGACCGCACTCCTCGACTTGAGGAGTTTACCATCGGTGTAGATATCGCCATCGTCGTAACTGTACCCTGCCAGTGTTATAGGCTCGCTACTTCCCTCTGCAGTTCCCCCAGTAACTCGCAGTGCTGTTGCTAGTGTCTGTACGGACTCTTTGTCGCGTATGTTTTTTACATCTCGACCGAGCCTAAGCTGTACCTTTGCATCTTTACCCCTTTTCTTCCAAAGGTTAATTAATAGCCTTTTTATGGCCATTCCCTCGACCTCGAACGAGTAAGAGACTTCTGCGTTGTCAAACTGAGTCGCAATCGATGCGATACGTTCCGCTACAGTGCTCTCTCCATCCCATTTGAGCTTGCGCTTTAGATTCGAGATCTCGTTCACTCCGATTTCAAACCCAGTGCCGCGTATCCACTCTTCAATGTATCCGACAGCGGTATAGGCTTGGCTTGCCTCGTACTTCTCCGCTATGGTGTTGAGGAGGTCCATTCCCGCGTCCTCACAGTATAGGGTGACTTCCCTATTCTCCTCGTTGAATTCGCGGTCGATTATGGTGTAAAACTCGTTCTCTGCGTTGTGCTTGCGGAGTAAATAATTACCTGCTGTACAGAGCTTTCGCATATCTTTTACAGCGGCATCGCCATAGCAGACAGTAGCCTCGAAGATAACAACTCCGTTAGATACATACTCCGTCTTGCTGTCGTCAACGATAAATATACCGTCATTAAGATTAGTGGAAGCTTGGCCAAGTATCTGCATTTTCCTATCGGCAAAGTAGATAATCATAGGTACACCTCCCTATAGGTCAGCTTTGCGGTCGGCTTATCCGTCGTAAACGCAGAGCAAGCAAAGTTGATTCTGTTCTGTCCTGGAACGAGCTTTAGTGTTTCCCAGTCGTTGCCGAGTGCCCCTAAATCTGGTCTAGGTAGGTTATTCACCTTGATAGAGCCGTCCGAGCAATCGGCTACGAGATTATCACCCCTAGCGAACTTGTTAGGTATATCGTCGAATTTCTCTACATTGGTTTTTCGGAATTTTACCCAGAACAGATAGTTGAGCATAGGAGGGTAAGTGTCTCCCATACCTCTATACTTTGTAGAGGCAAACGTAACCTTAGTTGCCTTCATATCCTTGCCCTCTGGCACTGTGAACGACAATAAGCGCCCCGCTACGTTGAATCGGAACTGATCACCAATCTTACTAATCGAAATCGTCCTTACTGGCGGATGTCCTGAGTATCCGAATCCGAACCAATCCGAAAAATAGCCGGCATCGAATTCAAAGTAATGTACATACTTGCCACCTGCGTATATCTTCGCATTAGCTGCAGTTCCCGAGTACCACTTAAGTAGCTCTACACCTGCAACAACATTGCCACTCGCATCATGTATCATGCACTCATATGTTCCAAGGCATCTAGGGTCGCAACTGTCATTGAGCGACCAAACTAGATAGTAGGATATCTCGAAGTTCTTCGCCCCTTTAACACCCGAACTATCAGCGGGTATCTCTTTTGTTACAGAAGGTCCGCTAAGTTCTGCGCTCGTGTTAGTACCATAGCTAGACGGTGTGATGTACTTACCGCCCGACTCCTTAACTTGCCACGCACCTTGATATAGGTGTCCCTCGTGTGACTTGCCGATATTCTTGCCCCAACCACCTAGAGTAGCCTCGTTGAACTTATCGTCTATGAGGGTCTCGCTCTCCGTATGGGAGGTTGTATCGAGTTCCTTAGGGTCGCCTAGCTGTATAACGTGGCTCTGTGCGTCAGAAAATACTACGTATCCGCTCTCTCCATGTTGCTTTTGTGCAAAATCGACGGAGAACAGAGGCGAACTCGGCACCGTTCCGTTGTAGTTAACATTAAATACTCCATTAATAGCCTGTACCGTGTACTCGCTCGTGCTGAATTTAAACGGTGTTAGGCATAGTATTTCGAAGTCAGCTACTACAGAGTTGCGACCTGTTGGCACGTCTCCGCAGTTCCTCGGAGTTCCGATATAGAATCGGTCGTCCTGGTCTGCAAATATAATCTTTGCGTTAGTGGTATTAAGTACCTCGTTCAGCTTATCGTATGCGTTCCGAAATGCCCCGCTATCAGCACAAATTAGCTGATAGGTAATAGTTATCGACCTCGACGGATATCGCCTATTCTTGAGAATTGAGCCGTCCCTAGAGGCTATATCTGCAGTAGTAAGGTCAGAGGCGAGAAGTTCCCGCCCCCGTACCGTTAGTGTCCTGTATCCGGGAATAATATCCTCGATATACCTACCATTAATTGACATTGCCTCGTTAGGTCTCACCGCAGAGGTCTGATTAGATGTTGTATCTATGAAGTTATACATGTTAGAACCTTCCCTTTCTTCTGCGGTCGCGCTTTTCGTTCCTTGCCTGTAGCTCTGTGAGATCGTCAACAGTCGCATATGCAACTTCTCTGCCATCGATTTCACTATGTACATGGATCTCGTACCTTGCAGCAGAGTTGTACTCGTACTCGTTAGATAGTCCTAGAGTGCCTCCGCCAACACCAACCATACCTAGCTGAGGTGAGAATGCACTTGCTAACTTTGAGCTAGCAACTCTTACATCTTGTATTTTGCTTTTGATACCGTTAACAAGCCCTTGACCTATATAGGCACCGTTGTCGAACTGCTTATGTGATGGCGAGCGAATTATCTGTGCCTTCTTGATAGCTACATCCGCTGCGTTTGATAGAGTAGTAGCTATGCTCCTTACTCTACCCACTTGCGATGCCATACCGTTAGCAAGTCCAGCACCTATGTATACACCCGCTGAGTATGCTCCACTACCTGCAGAGTTAAGAACACTCTTGATGGTGTTGCATATACTCCGAGCCTTTGTTACAGCGGAATTCAGTCCGCTAGATAGACCGTTGCTGAAATTATTACCTGCAGCACTACCCGCAGCTGCCGTGCTCGATGCTGCATTACTGAATGCCGACTTGAGTTTATTCATCGCCGAGCTAGCATAGTCACCTATTGCTTTTAGTCCAGACTTTACAAGACTAACCGAGCTAGTCATTACTGATAACGACGAGGCTGCGGTCCTCGCATTAGATGCTATCGACTTCATGGACGAATTGACCGCCTTAAGGGCTAACGCAAGGACTGCAACGCCGACCGCCGCCAAGCCTACCATGATACCGAATAATAGGAACATGATACCGCCCGCCATTGCCATTGCTCCAGCTCCGATTAGCATTGCTCCTGTAGCTAGAGCCATTACACCGAATGCGATCATAGCTATTCCTAGCACTATTGCTCCAGCAGCCGCCACTATGCACGCTACACCGACTAGAGCTATACCACCTGCTGCCTGTAAGCCGTATTGAGCCGCCGTAGGTAGTACGTTAATGAGTCCGGTAACAGAATCAACTAAACTTGAGAACGCAGTAACTACTGCTGCTATTCCCTTCGCTGCTAGCCATATGCCTGCACCTATCATCAGCACCATTGCGCCAAACGTGAGCATCGCTGGGATTGCTGCATCGAGAGCGGGTCCGAACTTAGCGAATGCTATTACAAGTAGTCCTATAGCTATTGCCATACCCGCAAGAACCGCGACGGCTAACCCTCCGCCATCGGAGATAGTTTTCGCTGCCTTAGACAGTATCCACATTCCTGCAGCACACAGCACTATAGAAGCACCGAATGCTAACATTGCAACTGACATCGCTTTTAGCTTTGCCGGATTCATCGAGCTCATAGCTTTTGTGAGCACTACTAGACCTACGCCAAGCAGTCCTATAGCAATCGCCATTCCAGCGAATACACCTATTGCACCCTTGCCCGACTTAGCGAGCATCACCGCAGCTTTAGCCATTATGTAGAATCCTGCAGCTATCATCAGAACACCCGCACCTGTAGCCATGAACGCTTTTGCAGAACCCTGCATCTGTGCACCTGACACTTTAGCTGCTGTACCTACTTTAGGTAGCACGCTTGCCGCAGCCTCCGCACCTTTTGCTGTCGCATCAAGGTATTTAGCAGCCTTTAAGGCTATTTTTAAACCAATAAATACTTCTATAAGCTCTGGTATGTGGTGTATGAGGTATGCTATAGGTTTCGCGTTAGCCTTGGCCGCACTTGCTAGGCTCTTCATGGCACTAGCCGCACTTTTAGCTCCCGACTCGAAGTTCTTTAGTCCATCTTTAGCCTTAAGTTTATCAAGCTCTTTACCTATTGCACTAAATGCCGAGCCCCACGCTTTACCTACACCCTTGAAGGCGTTACTTAAGATTGCAAATCGCTTTGATACGCCCTCCATCATACTCGATAGGATTGATACTCCGCCTCTAGTGAGTGCGTCGAATGCTGGTGCTAGACCCGAGGCTATAACAGCCCTCAAACCCTCTGCAGCTTGACCTAGCGTCTTGTACTGCTGAGCTTGTTTCATAAGGGCTTTGTTATCAGCCATTTTCTCCATTGCCTTGAAGAAGTCCTCGGTCTTAACCTTGCCATCTTGAACATTCTTAACGAGTTCAGCAGTCGTCATGCCCATAGCCTTCGCTACTTGAGCGAGTCCTGCTGGTGACTGTTCGAGCATCAGCTTGAAGTCTTGCCATGCTACTGTTGGCTTTGCAGCCATCTGAGTCGCCTGAGTAGATATCGTCTTCATGGCTTGCTTAGGGTTTTCAGACGCGGCAGCAACTGCTCCGAAACCCTTTACAAGAGATGTGGTAGTCTTCTTGTTGACTGCGTAAAGCTGTGCGAATGTAGACGCCATATCCTTTGAAGAATATACAGTCTTAACTGCAAACGCTTGCAAGTCCCTCTTCGTGGCTCGTATCTGCTTTTGACCCATGCCCGACATAGCCATATTATTGGAAAATGATTTCCATGCGCTATTAGTCTCGTTGACTTCCGTCATGAGATTACGCATCTCGTTACCGAGGAATCGCATTGCTCCTCCGCCTATCGACATCAGTGCACCGAATCCGATACCACTCTTTAATCGAGATCCTAGAGAATCAGTCGTACCTAGAACCTTCTTGAATGTCGATGACATGTTCTTATCTTGTGCCGATAAGAGAGCTTTTACGGAAAAAGATTCAGCCATTATTCGTCCGCCCTCCTTTCTTTCAAATATTTATTAAGCGCAGAGAAACGACCCTTTTCGGACTTCTTACTCTGCACCTTCTTAATTGCTTTGTCATAATCGAAGAACTTGATAAACTTATCAAATACAGGTTTTTGCTTCGTCTTACCAACATTCTTTTTGGCGGTTGCCTGGAAGTTAAGGTATGCCTGTAGGTGATTCCTATAGTCCCTATCCACTTGCTTAAGATTCTCCGCCTCAATCAAAATGTTGTATTCGTAGATGGTCAGCCTATCTACTTGATCAAACGAGGTAAAACCGAAGTATCGGAAACAGTCTATAGCCACTTGACGATACAAAGCCTCTTCATCTAGATGATCTCGTCCTCCAGCTCCATCTCCGCCTTCTTCTTCGCTACCATTTCCTTCATGTCCTGTACTAGCCTCTTGGTAGCATTGGCTGTCTCTAAAAAACCTATCACGTCATTAAAAACTCCGTCGATATCGGTTTCCTCGCTATCCAGGAACTCGTCAATCTCGGGCAATGTCAATCTAGGTGACTCGGTTTTATTAGCGGTGAAAATAGCATCTGCGAGAGCCTCTACAGAGTTATCCATGAGCTCTGCAATCATCCACTTCATGCCGACATTTTCTGTTACGCCCTTCATGCCCTCTACTGGTACCGCATTACGCTTGTTAACCTCTCTTAAGAACTTCATCCCGAATTTTAGAGGATAAGACGTTCCGTTTATGATGATATCTGCCATTGTTATTCTCCTTTACTAAAAATAAAAGGGAGTGACCTATGCCACCCCCTAGTTAAACTACTTATGCTCCAGCTACTGAATCCTTGAATACATAGCTAGCCATCTCCTGCTGTGCTGTTGTAACTGTTACATCACCCTTGACACCTGTACCGTTGATACCGAACGTAAGCGAGATCTCCACAGACTCATCTGCATTTGAGTTCTTCTCAAACTCCGTGAGATAGCCCTGGTAGTACGCCCCCTTGAACTTATTAGTTCCTGTGCCTGCCTCTTCGAGGTTTGCCTCCCAAATCTCGATAATCTCGTTAGAATCAAGCGCACTCTCTAGCTTATCAATCATCTTGTCACCTTTTGCCATAAGAGATGAGCATGTAATCTCTGTCTCAACAGCTCCCGGTGTCCTTACACTGCCATCCTTGGTCGCCGTTGTGTCGGCATCCCTTGACTTCGTACGACCGTTCTCTGTTACGAATGCCAATATGCTCCCCGTTTCGCTCTGCGCCTTAGAGAGAAGACGGAATAGGTATACGATCTTCTTACCTGATACAGCAACAGCGAACTGCTGTAAATTAAACTTATTCATATTTCCTCCTAACTAAAATGAAAATGCAGCTCTACTACTCCGTGAAGTAATGGCTGCTTAGTAGTATTATCTGTCAATATTCGTGTTTGTCCGTTGCGGTAATCCCATGCATAATGCCCTCCTTTGAGTTGCATTACTGCCTCTTTAATCTTGAGCATGAGGCTTGATACAGTACCGCGCTCCTCTGGTGTATTGTGCCACACGTGTACAGTAAGTGATACGGTGCCAAATATAGCGCTCTTGTTGGCATCATCTACTTGATACGCATCTCCAAGATATACGAACGGATAAGGTGTGCCCTCGGGAGGCAAGAATCCATCATATACGTTTTCTTTCCCTATTACGGCCTCGACCGCTAATTTTACTTTCGTGAAAAGTTCCTGCTGTGGATCCATCATTCCGTTAACCTCCTCATATCTCGCTCAAATTGAGCGCCTACTTTCTCGATTGCTGGCTTTACTACTGGCTCGGGTTCCATGAACCTTGTACCGAATTCCGTGTAGGGATTGTACGACATGGCTATTCCTGCCTCGTAACTCATACCGCCATCTAGCGGATTACCGTTAACACTGTCGGCGGTATTTTGTTCCGAGTAGCCCTTAACGTATGCCATCTTAGTATTAGCCTTAATATCTCGTTCAAGCCGGTTACCATTAGTTGATACGACAGTCTTAACGTCGTTAAGAGTCGCATTCTTACGTAGCTTGCGATTCAGCTTGTCAAGACCAACAATCTTGATACTAGTCCCCATTACTGCACCTCCGACACGATAAATGTCTCCTTGGTTCTTAATCGCCTCCGCTGGTCAACTGCGTACATTTTGCCAGCTATCTCGATGCGGTCAAAAGACTGTTCGAAATGCCCCCGTATCTGCACTACTAGTGACCCTTGCCTTATTTCGCCATATAAGAGCCTCATCGTCTCTTGACCTGCGTTCATCACGCTTGCGTGTGTGAGCGTCATCTCTGGGGGTGCTTTCTCATAATTGCCAGTCTCGGCATTATAATCACCTCGTCTGAATTTTACGAAACTAATAAGTGTGTCGTACCTCATAACTTAACCCCCTTTACAGAAAACGAATAACGCCCCTGTTCGACTCTTTCTGTGCGTTGAGATAGTCCTGTATCTCTCCTGCGTATGGTGCAAAATCGTCGTCAGACCACCTCATTGATTCGCCCTCAACGGTGTGACTCGCGAGACCTTCTGAACCTATCTTGTTGAACCTCGATATGCACACCTCGGTTACTATATAGGACAGCTGTTCAGGAATACTAGAGACGCCACCAAGCTTCCACTTGAGTCGCGCCTCCGTCAGTTCCTTAATAGCTTTCTTCTGTTCATCGAGTGTGCCAGTCAACATTACTGTTACGTTGTCCGACATATCGACCTCCTACTTCTCTTCGCCTTTCTTTGGCTCTTCGGTAGCATCCTCAGACGGTTCGCCATCCACTGCTGTCTCTTCAGACTTCACGTCAACCGGGACAGTCTTAACGGCCTTAATCATCGGCTGACCCTGTAGGTTATCTGACCCTAGGAGCTCTTTGATTCGCTCCTCTGATGGTTCGATGCCATCTCTTGGATATGCGTCTCCTACTTCGTATAGGTGCTCGTTATCCTTTAGATCTAGAAATGCGTTAACTACGATAAACATAATTTACCTCCGTTCTCTAAGCACCTGCGACAATCTTGCCCTTGATTACTCCGTCAACCTCTTCTGGGTAGAACACTACTCCGGACATAATGAGTGTGTCGAGCGATGCTCTGTCAGATGCGACGTTGTGAGACATTCCCACGAGTCCGCTCTCGTCGAATGTTAGGCCGAAATCCTGTGCAACATCACCGTTAGCTGGCACATACGCACCGTTTAGGTTCTCTGTAGCCGTTCCGATTGGTGCTCCCTTAGTGACATTAGATGATAGGATTGCTGTACCTAGTCCTAGGAAGTTGACAATGTAGGAGAATCCGAATGCAGTCTGCATCGTAACTGCAGCCTTGCCGAGGTACTCTGCTACGTCCTCTGGGTTGATGAAGAATACTGGTGTAGCATCTACATCCTCGAATCTTGTCTGTAGCTTGCCCCAGATTGCGGATAGAGCCTCCTGTAGGTTCTTGCCCTGTGTAGCTGTTCCTGTGCCTGTTCCTAGCATTGTGAAGAAATCCTTCTTGATGTCCTTACGAACCTCGCTAACAAGCTTCCCGTCAGTCTTATTGATTGCAACGTCGTGTCCGGACTTCTGGATGTCCTCTGCAGTAACGAGCTTGCGATACTTCTTGAGCCTTAGCTCGTGAGTCTTAACAAGCTTACGAGAAATCTTAGTTAGGTTGATAACCTCTCCTTCTGCCACCTGTGCTGGGCTGTTCTCTTTCTCGAGCTTGTACTGCTTGATATTGGTTCCCGCAGCCATTGGCTCCATTTCAGTAATACCGAGTACTTCCTGCAGTTTCACGATATTATCAACGAGTCTGTTGGTGTGATCAATCGAGATAGCTGGCTCTAGGTCGCCTGTAACTGTAGTGTTCTCGATTACTGCAAATCTCTGTAGTTCAAATCTCTTGTTCATAGTTCTTACTCCTTAAATAAATTCATATTTTCTTTGATTAACTTCTGTCGCTCCTTGAGGTTCTTCACATTCATGATTTCCTCCTTCGTGAGCGTGCTTGAGCCTCCCGATGGTGGCGTCTTGCCCTTAAGAGCTTCCTTAACGCCTTCCTGTACCGCTGCCTTAAATACCTTGGAGAATGCTGCAACATTCTCTTTTGTTGTTTCTGCATCCTCTCCTATAAGGTTTGCGATTAAGTTGTCCGGAACCTGGATATCTGACTCAGCGAGTATTCCTCTAGCAGCACTTGCTAATTCGCTACGAGTCTTGTCCTTCTTCATTGAATCAAGCTCTGATTGTAGCGCCTTGAGTTGCTCCTCTGCAGTCATGTTGGCAAGCTTTTCAGCTTCTGAAATCTTCTTTGCCTGCTTCTTCTCCCATTCAGCAAATTTCTTATTAAGAATCTTGTTGACGTCTTCGTCTGAATACTTCTTACCGCCATCTCCACCAGCAGAACCGTCTCCGGAATTACCTCCGTCTCCTCCGTTAGCGTCTCCCTCTCCGTTTCCGTCTCCGCTTTCTGCGAACTTCTGCAGATTCCAACGCTGATTCCATCGTTTTAACTCTTCGTAGTACATAAAATTACCTCCATGTGTTTATAGATACAATGCTTATCGTTTCCGTAGATTTTAAAGCCATCCACGCCTAGGCTCTTCCATTGCTTTTATCGACTTCAATGCTTGGTCTAGTCCGCATGGACTATTACATAATCGGGATAGCTAGTTGCAATCCCATTTACGCCAATTAAAAAAGAGCTAACGAGTAGCTTGTACTCATTGCTCACTTCTCCTATAGGGCAGATTCGCCCATATCCCTCCTCTGACGAGGTTTTATACTCACCGCCAGTTAATTCCTTGGCTGACTCCTCCAACGTCTGATACAAGGCGGATACACCAGCGCAGACGATATCCGAGCCACGTGGCTTATATCCTGCATGGCCATTTACCTCTACAGAGTAGTTATTAACTTTTATTTGTATCATTTACCGACCTCAATAAAAAGACCCGGGGCCCGAAGGTCACCCGAGTACGTTCCATTATTTCTCAAAAAGATATGAGTATCTATCTTGTAAAGCTCTTGCATCCTTTCCGAACTGTTTATATAGACTCTCCACAGCTTTAGTTGTTAATTTATCGGGGCGTTTCCCCGTAGATATAAAGGGGTATAATATCCCATCCTCTTTGCGAGCCCACTCGTCGCGCAAAGAGTTAAACTCGTCCACATACTTAAGATAATCAGGATGATGCTTATTAACTCTTCCTCTTCCGCTCATACAAAAACCTCAATTCTGCGCTCATTAATCTCATCGTATAATCGTTTCCGTCTTCATCAGCATCGATTTTGCTTTCAAGTGCTGCTTGATATGCTTTATTTCTACGTAACTCTACGAATCTATGATACACCTCGTCGTATGGCTTATCAACAGTGTCTTTACGTCTCCACATCTCATACGAGTATGAGCTATCCGAGGCCCTCATATACGCCTCTTTGTTGGCTATGAGTCCCGCTACGTCATCCTCACTAAATGAGTAATTCGTATGCTCATCTAGATGATTATGATATGAGTAAGCTCCCTCACGATCACTACTTATTCCCACAAGAGATACACCACCAGCGCTACCTTTTGTTACCCATATTTTGCCGTCAGAGGTAACTGTTACATCCCACTCAACATCAGCACCTGCGAACTTCCGTTCGGCAGCATCAAGTATTTTTAGGACCCTTGGTTTATCAGAAAAATCAACATTTCCTATGTGCTCGGACTCTCCAGCTTTGATATCAGGGCTACCAGAACCCCTACCAAACCTTAATGTGTCCTTCCAATCATCAAGACCTCCGCTGAATGTCCCAT